TAGAGGATACTTCTTATAAGGTTCCTAGACTACTCAAAGGATATGAGTCCTGTGAAATAAGCAGACTACTAGAACCTTATGAAAAGTATAATGATATGGACTTATACCTAGCTGCTATTGCTAGAGCAGAGCGAGCTATATACCTTACTATGAGAGATTTAATTTGATGGATATAAAAAGTATCTTAGCTAAGAGAGCAGCAGCACAAGTCACTGAATCTCTCTTATCTGAGTCTATTACTCCCTTTCTTAATGAAGAGCTAATACCTATTACCTTAATAGACCTACCAGAAGGTGAGATAGATCCAAGACTTAAGCTTCTATCTCATTCTAGTAGAGGTATTCTACATGGGTGCCCTAGAAAGTATCAACTATATCGACTCTCTTCTCAGCAAATATCCTTAGAAGATGAGAAAGAAATACAGCAAGGAGTAACCTTTGCTTATGGTAAAGCTGTAGGTGTAGGAGTACAATCTGTATTGGAAGGTAAAAGTGAAGGTCAGATAGCGATAGATACTTTCTTAGAGTGGAACGTAGACCTATTAGATAACGACCCTAAGAGAAAGAAATCTTTCTGGCTTGCTTTATTTGCAGTACAGAAGTTTGCACATCTAGTAGAAGAAGGATTCCTAGAAGATTATGAGCTAGTATACTATAAAGGTAAGCCTGCAATAGAACTTAGCTTTCAAATTATTATGCCTAATGGATACAGATATCGTGGCTTTGTAGATGCAGTGTTGCGACATAAGCATACCGGAGAGGTAGTAGTATTAGAGAATAAGACTTCTTCTGGGACAGCTAATCAGGCTTACTTTAAAAATAGCGGACAAGCACTGGGGTATAGTGTAGTATTAGATATATTATTCCCTAAGCTATCTTCTTACGAAGTACTCTATATGGTGTATGAGACTAAAAGCTATGAGTACGTAGAAATGCCATTTAAGAAATCCCTTCTACAGCGGGCATTATGGCTACAGGAACTGCTAATAGATACACAGATGATAGACCTATATGAGTCCTATCAGACTTATCCTATGCACGGAGAATACTGCTATAGTTTTTTCCGTGACTGCGAATATCTATCTCTATGTACTCTCTCCACTGAGAACCTAACTAAGCCACTCACACAGGAGATATTAGATAAGATAGAAGAAGATAGTGAGAAATATGATTTTACTGTAGACTTCTATGACCTAGTAGAAGCACAAATAAATAAAGGATCAGGAGAATAATATGCAAGTTAATCGTGACGATGCTAATCAAGCTTACTTAAATAAGATAAAATCAGATAATAACCTAAAGGAATGCGCAGCTTATATCTTAGAAGAGCTGGCTCCTTTAGGTATATACATTAATGTAGTAAGCCAGCATTCTAGTACTTACTTTAAGTTCACAGATACTCGCTTAGGTTCTCTACGCATGGCTGACCATAAAGGTAGAGCTAAGTATAACTTTCGTTGGAATCTATATTGCGGTACATGGAAAGAAGAAGATACTAAATGGAAAACTCACTGGTATCATGTAGATGATGCAAATGAATTTGTAGAGCGCATTAAACAGTATGCAGCTACAATTCAGAAAAGTGATTTAAAAGATGAACCTACAGTCTATAATGACATACCTGATAATACTGTACCTGAGAGAGAGCTACTTCCTCTTAGTGCATATGAAGATATGCAAAGTAAAGGAGAATAAGAATGAGACCTAATAATAGTATATTTGGAAGTTATAATCAGTTTACTGTTAATAGAACTGCTGTAGATAGACCTAATAAACTTAAGACTATATGTGTTGTAGACTTAGAGATAAGATTACTTAAAGCAGATATAAAAAGACTTAAAAAACTATATGCCTTATGTATCAGGTAGCTCTTATAGTAGAGAGTATCATGAGTTACAGAAGTGTGAAGCTAAATTGATAAAATTACAGGAGCTTAAAGCTAATGGCTAAACTAAATACTAAAAAAGCTTCTGAGTTTAAGAGAGTTATGCTATACGGACCAAGCTTCTCAGGTAAGTCTTTTCTAGCAGGTAAGTTAGCTAAAGAGTTTGACCTTATCTGGATAGATATGGAAGCAGGACACGGTGTACTACATCAATTACCTGAATCTTACAAAGAACGTATAGAGATAATTGAATTGCCAGATACTAGCAGTTATCCTATAGCTATAGAGACTGTGCTTAAGTTAGTTAAAGGTCCAGTAAATATCTGTGAAGAGCATGGTAAGGTAAGTTGTATGATATGTAGGCGAATAGAAGCTGATTTTATACATGTAGATATGAACGCTATAAAAAAAGGGACTATATTGGTTTTTGATACTATATCTCAATTAACTAATAGTGCTTTAGCTAACATAACTAAGAACGAAGATGATACTTATAAGCTAAAGACTGATGATTGGGGTGCACTTAAGTTTTTAATGGATACGGTATTCTCTCATATACAAGCCGCGCAGTGTGACTTAATATGTATTACTCATGATGTAGAGGTACAGCCAGAAGGTAAGAAGTTAGATATAAGACCTGTAGGAGGTAGTAAGACCTTTAGTAAAAATATAACTAAATATTTTACAGATGTAGTATATCTGGAAAGAAAGAATAAGAAGCACGTTTGTTTTTCTAGTACTACAGCTAATAACACAGTAATAGCAGGTAGCCAGACAGGAGTAGCATTAGAGTATCTAGATGAACCTTCTTTGCTTCCTTTATTTATGTTAGAGAAGTATCCTATGCCGGAACAGAAAACTCCAGCTAAACCAGCAGCTAAAACAGGAGGTGTAATGGCGTCTAGTATTTTAGATAGAATTAGAGCAAGTAAAAATAAGTAATTCAATCCACTCATTCATTCATCCAATCAATATCAGGAATATAATTATGTCAGAATCAGAACTAGACAATCTACTAGATGCGACACTAGATGATTTAGAAGATGTACCGTCGTTTAAAGCCTTCCCTCCAGGAGCTTATGAAGTATTTGCTACTTTTGAAGCTAAGGAAATAAATGATAAGCAGGCAATAGAGCTTAGCTTGAAGTTAAAGGCAGTGATAGAGTGCTCTGCTGAGGGAGAAGATGTACCTAAAGAAGGAGATACTGCTAGTACTTTATTCTTTACAGGTACTCCGTTTGGTAGAGGTAAGTTTAAAGAATGTGCTGTTCCATTTGCAGTCTTTGCAGGTTCTAGAAATCTACGAGATATCATAGAAGCTGTTACAGATGTAGAGTGTGTAGTTATTACAGCTTACAGTAAGAATAAGGAAGATCCAGCTAATCCTTATATGAATGTTAAGGAGATACAAGTAGTATAAGCAGGAAGCAGTCTATTGATTATTGCTTTCATCTATATAGCCACCTATCCTTAGCGGGACGGTGGCTTTTCTGGTATTAGACATAGGTACATAAGATAGGAGAAGATATTATGAAATACACTACACCAATTTTAGTAGGGTCATTAATTTTAGCAGTGTCGTTACTAGGAACGTTAGGAGTAATAGAAGTAATGAACAATGAAGAAACTAAATATAATAATGCGTTAAAGCTAATAAAAAGTTGCCCTGTAGACTCAGTGGTTGCTGTTGAGCTTAGTACTTCTATATTTAGTAAAGGAATTAAAGTTACTTGTACATATAGACAATTTGTAAAGAAAAAATAAATATAAAACATAGGAGAGTTATATGCAGTTTTTTATAATAGGAAGAAAGCAATTACATAGAAGACAGATTAGAATAGGTTTAATATGGTGACACGTAGGTGTTACATTTAGTACAGTATAAGAGAGAGAGAGGAGATATATTATGTCTTACAGTTTAAAACAAAGGTTTAATATGTGGCTGTGTACCAAGCTAGGTCATAGATACGATATAAGCACACTTAGAGTGTATAATAATACAGTGATTTGTGATTGTATTAGATGTAATCTAACCTTAGCTAAGAAATTAAAAAATGAATAAACCTAAACTGAATCTAGCGAATCATATAGCTAAACTACGAGCTAAGGAAGCAGCTGCACCCACAAAGAGTAAGCAGGCAGATAATGCTATATTATTCTGGGGTACAGCAGCAGATAAGAACTACCTACCACAACTTAAGTCTTGTGTAGGTAGCTGCACCACATTCCTGAGACTTGAAGAAGTAACTACTCTTACTATGGTACAAATGTACTGTAGACAGAAAAGAATTACTAGAGTAATATCTAGTAGTATCTCTCTACTTAAGAAGTTACTGCATTGGGATAAGCGAGCAGCCCCCAGTTTAGCAGATTATGCTGGAAGTTACTTCACTATACCTCCTCTTAAGGAAGAGGATGATGAGATAGAAATAGTATTTATTCAGCCACTCAAGCAACTAGTGACTGTACCTTATGGCAAGTTCATGGCTACAAGAATTATAAGTAAGCTTACTAAGCCAGAGAAATGGTACGAGCCTACGGAGTTCACAAGATTTCACCTGCTTACTGCGACTAATGAAGCTTTACTCTTTTATGATTTCTCTGGAGCTGCCTTAGTTTGCATAGATATAGAGACATTTAAAGAGAATGCAACTATCCGTTGCTTATCATATACAGCTTTTTACTATAATAGTAACAGACAAGGTGCATGGACATCTTGCAGTGTAGTACTCCCGTTAGATAATGACTACGCATTAGCAATCATGCGGAAGTGGAACTGGGAACTACAGGCTCCTAAGATTATGCAAGGTGGACTATACGATATAGCGTATCTATCTCGCTACAATGCGCCAGTATATAATTACCTGTACGATACAGCTAATCTATTCCATTGCTGGTACAGTGAACTCCCTAAAGATTTAGGTTTCCTAAATTCTTTCTTCATACGAGAAGCAGTCTATTGGAAAGACCTATCTAAAACTGACGACCTGCATGAATATTATCGCTATAACGCACTAGATACTTGGGGTACTGGTAACTGCTGGCTAGCAATGTTATTAGAAGCTCCAGCTTATGCTATCCAGAATTACCTGCTAGAGTTTCCTCTTACATTCCCTTGTCATATGGCAGAAATGAGAGGTATACACAGAGACATGAGTAAGTTTGAAATAGCTAGGACAGAACAACAAGCTATAGTAGATAAGCTCTCCACTAAACTTAATACTATACTAAGTATACCAGAGGGTGAATGCTTTAATGTTAAGTCTTCACCTCAAAAGAAAGCACTATTTAAACTCTTAGGTTGTAGTGATCTTAAGAGTCAAGATGAAAAGAATATAAAGAAAGCTATGTATCGCCATCCATTTAATACAAGAGTGCTGGGACTAGTACTTAAGATTATAAAGGCTCGTACTCTAGTATCTAATTACCTCACTCCAGGTAAGGAGTTTAGTCGCCCAGACGGTAGTGGTAGTAGATACTTATTCTCCCTTAAGCCTTATGGTACAGACTCTGGTAGATTATCTTCTAAGTCTCATCATTTCTGGTGCGGAGATAATGTACAGAAAATACCGCGTGGGTCTATAGTTAAGCAGACATTTAAAGCAGACGCAGGATTTCTATTTGCAGAGGTAGATCTAGAACAAGCAGAAAGTAGAGATACAGGATATATATCAGGAGATACACAACTTATAGAAAATGTAGAACACAACCCAGATTTCCATTGTGCTAATGCGTCTGCATTCTTTGGTATACCTTTTGAAGAATTGTATGATATATCTACAGGTAAAGTATTTGCTAAACATAAATCTCTACGTAATGATATAGCTAAGAGGGTTAATCATGGAGCTAATTATAACATGGGGGCTAGAGTTCTTATAGATACTATGGGTATAGAAAATATAGTATTAGCTAAGAAGTTATTAGGATTGGAGCGATTCTGGACGTATATGCAAGTTGCTGAATATCTCTTAGAACAATTCCATAAAGTGTATCCAGATATTAGAGATGTATTTTATAGAGGAGTAGTAGAAGAAATACTTACTACTAGGATGCTCAGAAGTACAGCAGTACATCATCCTTGGCAAGTTGCGCCTAGACTTAATGCATTAGGTATACAGGCTGAGCTTATATCTAAATATGAAGTTATGGCTGGTGGTGCGTGGACTCGCTATTGTTTTGCAGATCCTTCCAAGTCTAAGCCCGCACTTAACTCTTATATAGCACATCCTCCACAATCCCTTAATGCTCAGACTCTTAATAAAGCTTACCTATCTGTATTCCATGATATAGCTAATAACCCTAAGCACGCAGCTAACTTTAAATTACTTCCTCAGATACACGACTCTATTCTATTTCAATATAGAGAAGGTCATGAGTATCTATGCCAGATGGTAAAGGAGAGGATGGAGATACCACTTACCCTGCGTGGATATGATGGAGTAATAAGAACATTTGTAGTACCTGCTGGAGTTAAGAGTGGTAAGCATCTGAAGAAAGGTGTGGCAGAGTACTGGAGTGAGATAGAATAATGGTGAAGCAAGAAGACTTCATATCTCTATATCTACAATATACATCTAAAACTGAGTGCCCGACTTTCTTCCATAGGTGGACTGCTATCACTTCTCTTAGCGCCTACCTTGGTAGAAGTATCTTCTTTAATCACGGTCATTTCATTCTCTATCCCAATTTATATACTATGCTAATAGGTAGTCCAGGAACTAAGAAGTCTAGTGCAATAAAGATTGGAGCTAAGTTAATTAAGCAGGCTGGGTATAATACATTTGCAGCGAAAAAGACTAGACAAGAGAAATTCTTATTAGATCTGGCAGAACAATCAGAGAGGTTGGATAGAATAGCTAGCTTGGAAGTAGGAGATAGCAATGGCTTTGATATATTAGATCAGAACTTATGGGGAGACGACTCTGATAATGCTGAGTGCTATATACATAAGCCCCCTGCTGAGTGCTTCATAGCAGCAGATGAATTTAATAACTTTATAGGTCTAGGTAACTTAGATTTTGTATCTATTCTAGGTGAACTATGGGACTTCGAAGGTGTCTATGATTATAAACTTAAGAACTCAAAATCCGTATATATACCAAATCCTACTATCTCTATCCTGGGAGGTAATACCCCGACCGGATTTGCCCAAGCTTTTCCAACTGAAAGTATTGGACAAGGCTTCTTCTCCCGCTTACTTCTTATATATGGTGAGCCGTCGGGGGTTAAATATACCTTCCCACCAATACCAGATACAAAGAAGCAAGAGCAATTGGTTGCATTATTACATCGTATCAAAGAGAAAGTAAATGGAGAGGTTACAATGAGCAAGGAAGCAATGCAGCTACTGGATAGTATATATAAAGAGTGGCCAGGTATAGATGATATACGCTTTGAACATTATGCAAATAGAAGGCTTACTCATCTACTTAAACTATGTCTTGTTATAGTAGCTTCCAGAGTAGGAACTAAAATAGAAGTAGATGATGTAGTATATTCTAATACATTACTCAGCTTTACCGAGAGTCTTATGCCTAAAGCACTAGGTGAATTTGGTAAGAGTAGGAACTCTGCTACAGCTCATAAGGTAATGACTATTATAGATTCCACTAAGATGCCTATTACCATACAAGGTATATGGAAACTAGTACATCAAGACTTTGATAATAGAAATCAACTTATAGAGATACTAGGAAATCTCACAGTAGCGGAAAAGATACAAGCAGTGGGGGGTAATGGATACCTACCTATAAAGAAGGTCAGGGAGGAAGGAGTAGCAGGAGCGGTAGATTGGAACTTATTAACTGACGAAGAGAGAGATTCGATATGAGCTTAGGACTTAACGCAGGCACGGACTATGGTCCACACGATGAAGAATTACCACAACAGAGAGCACTAATAGCCTATCATGCTAATTGCATAGATGGATTTACTTCATGCTGGATAGCAGTTACTGCATTAAAGAAGGCTGGAGTAAAAGTGTCTACTCTAGGTATGGAATATAATGACGGGAGTACACAGGAATTGTTAGCTGCAATAGCTGGTACACCTTATGATGAACTATATGTAGTAGACTTCTCTCTAAGTATAGGTGTTTTAGTAGTACTTCAGAGAGAGTACCCATATCTACAAGTTACTATAATGGATCATCATAAGACTGCATTTGAGAGATACACACCGGAATTAGAAGTTAAAGCAGGTTCGTTCTTTGAAGGTGAGGTATCAGGAGCAATAATTAAATTACGTAATCATATGTGTGGGGCTAGTATCTGCTGGCACTACTTCAATCCAGTACAGGACGGAGTAGTTAGTATAATACCTCAGATAGTTACTTATGTAGAAGACTATGATTTATGGAGATTCCGCTTTGGAGATAAAACTAAATGGATTAATAAGTATCTAATGGCTCAGTATAGAACTTTTAGAGACTGGGATAGAATAGCTACTAGAATGGATACCGCAGGAGGTATGAGTAAGATACTAAGTACAGGTAAGAGATTACAAGGTCTTCATGATAAGTCTGTACTGCAAACAGCACAAATGGCAGTACCTATAGAAATAGGTAACTGTAAAGGGTTGGCTGTACATTGCCCACCAAAACTTACTAGTGATGTAGGTCATGTACTCGCTACTAATTCTGGAACCTTTGGAGCTATGTATACAGTAGACTTAGTAGGAAATAGAATTAAATGGTCACTAAGAAGTAATGGAGACTTCGACGTATCTGCTACAGCTATGCGCTATGGAGGGGGTGGACATAAGAACGCTGCTGGCTTTGAAACTAAACTATTATAGGAGGCAGATATGAGCGCTAATGGGAAGATTATAATAGAAGAGATATCGCAAGCTAAGGTAACTATGATGCGGGAAGTTAATAGGCATCCTGAACTAGTAACCTTTATATTAGAGCAATACTCTTTTCAAGATGAGGGAGATTGGGGAGGTATACTAGGAGAGATAGCAGCATACTGTAATATGATTATGGATGGAGATTATTACCCAGCAGAGCTAGAAAGGATATATGCAGATCTATATCTTAAGCTAGTATATATTAGAACTAAGTTCGAGAGGATAATACAATGAAACTAATAGGAATAACTGGAATGAAAGGAAGTGGTAAGACTACTGTAGCGCTAATTCTAGCTGAAAAGCTAGGACTCACATATTTCTGTAATCCAATTAAAGGATGCTTCTATGTAGATAAAGAGGCTGTGATAGATAATATAACGACAGCAGATGAGGCGGAGTATATTAGAAATCATGGAGTTCTTATTCATGTGTTTAGAAGTGATAAGTGCTATAACGGAGAAGGTCCTATCATTAGAAAGAATCAAGACTATATGATTCTTAATAAGTATATATACCTACAAGTATTAAAGGCTATTATTAGACTAGATGTAGTGAAGGATATAAATGAAATATTAAGAGCATAAGAAAGTATGGGGGCTAGAAGAGATACCTACAGAACTTCCTACTACAACTACTGCAGACCCTATGTATATAGAAGAAGTCGCAGGACAAGTAAACTTACTGGTTAATCTATGTCATTACGCGGCTACTAAAGCAGGTTGGTGGGATGGAGTTGATATAACAGCTCCTTATACTATATCTAATAAACTATGTCTTATTCACTCTGAGATTAGTGAAGCTATGGAAGGAGATAGAGCAGACTTAATAGATGATCATTTACCTCACAGAAAGATGTTTGAGGTAGAGTTAGCTGATGCAGTAATTAGGATACTTGATTTAGCTGGAGCTTGTGGTTTAGATATAGGTGGAGCTATAGTTGAAAAGCTTACTTATAATAAAGCTAGAGCTGACCATAAACCTAAAAATAGAAGTAAAGCAGGAGGTAAAAAATATTAGTACATTCCATTCTCTCTAGCCTTTCCTCCTCCAAAGAGCCAGAATTAGTTTATAACTTACCTGGCTCTCCTTACTACTCTTCTGTGAAGTCTCTCAACTCTCTACCGCCCATTATTCTCTGCATAGACTGTGTGAATGGACTAGTAAGGCTTTGCTGTATCTTATTAGTCTGAGATAAATTAGCAGTCTTATATAACTGAGTAAACCATTTATTAAACTCTTCCTGTCTACCACCAGCTTTTGCATAGTCAAGAGCAAACTGTTCTATCTGATCTTGAGTAGGATCTTGTCCTGCAATCATAGTAGTTTTAATAGCCTGTCCTAATAACTGTCTCTTCTTAGCATCAAGTAATCCATAAGACTTAAAGCGATAAGTAGCATCAAGAGCTATAGCTTCATCAAGAGGCTTACCACCAACCATTCTACCTAGATTAGCCCAGCTTAACAGATCATTAGAAGCAATTACATTACCACGCTTACTTGTACTATATGAGGCTTGCAATGGATTATTAATTCCTTGTAGAGTCTGAGCTATTCCGGCAAGAGGACGGGAGAGTCCATTATGCTCCAGCCCCTGTAAGAGTGTAGTAGTTACATCACCACCAGCTGCTAACTTCTTAGCTGTAGTGAATATATTTCTAAACATTTTAGCGCTTGCTTGTATTACTGGTATACTAGCTGGGTCAGTAGGAACTATAGTAACATGTCTAGGGTTAATATCACCACGAGTATATAGATTAATCTTAAGGTCTGGATGTAGTAGCCCTAGTACATTAGATGCTGCTCCGTACATTAACCAATCCCCAGCCTCCTTACCAGCTATTCCATATACTGTATCATAAGCATCTCTATGAGAAGTATTACCAGAAGCAGTACCGATTAGATGAGTATTAAGAGCATTGAATGCAGGCAAACCGTTCATCCCATGTATAGTACCTTGCAGTGCTAGTAATACCATACTATCCTTAGCGTGACCTTCACCTACATGACGTAACAGTTGTTGCATAAGATTGAACTGATATGTTTGAAATAGTCCTATAGCCTGACCGACAGGGCCTTGAAACATCATAGGTCTCTGAGAAGCTAAGTAGTTACCTTGAGTACGATTAACAAAGGTATTAATATATGCAAGCTGCTCCTTAGCAGTCATCAGATTACGGGATACAGCTACATCAGTCATTTGTTTCATAACGTCAGCAGCTATGAAGCGGTTAAACTCTTCAGCTAATCTATTACCAGTCCACTTCTCACCTTTATCAGCAAGATCTCGTAAAGAGGTATGTAGCTTATTAATCCTACCGTCCCAATTCTTAACACTCTCCTTACCAGTAAAGGTTAAGGAGTCTAGTGCACTTCTATATTGAGCAGAGATAGAAGTAATATAACCGTTATCTTTATAGAACTTAAAGTCTTCACCAGTACGATTGAATTTCTTAATAGCATTTGCAATTAGTTTCTGAGGCGCAAAGATAGTTTCATCTGTACCTGGAACTCTTATTCTAGTAAGTTTAGCTAAAGCACCTACAGCTTCTTCATCTCCTCTAGCTATAGCTCTCACTACTGCTGAAGTCTCTGCACCTAAGAGTACATTAGCACTCACTGCATTATTCACTGCATTAAGAGCATCCCAACGAAGTACTACAGTAGCCATTATACTATTAGCTTTCTGTACTACTGCACTTAGAGCACCACGTGCAGGCTCTAGGTTAGCAAAGATTTCCATAGATTCATCATAGTGAGCACCTTTGTAACCTGCTTTCTCTAACATACCCCTTATTGCTGCTAGCTGTTCAGGTGATTTAGTATTCTCTACTATAGCAGTAGCCCGCTGTAATACCTTACTAATAGCAGCGTCCGCTCTTCTATTCATATCGACCCAGAAAGGATAGTCAGCAGTCTTTCTTATACCTAGTGCAGTTTTTATATAATCCATAAAAGGATTTTTAACTACTTCATCTACACGATTAACTAAGCTTAGGTCAGAGAATCTAGAAGTAGCAGCTGAAGTGAACTCTCTACCTAGTAGTTCTAGCTCTGCGAATTGTACTTCATACTTAGCTGCTACAGCCTCACGTACTAATCCAGTTTCTCTCTGCATATGCCAAGCAAGCATATCAGATGTAATCTTTTGAGGGTCAGTAGCTACAATAAAAGGTGCACTTACACCCTTTCTATGAGCAGCAGTATCTAGATAATTATTATTAAGAGTTTTTTCGTAATCAAACTGACCTATATCCTTAAAGTGTCTTTCTGCTTCATCTTTAAATAACACAGTAAGCTGAGGATTTTGTTTAAGCTTACTGGCCATCTGTTGTAACTCCTCAGCAGTAGTAGCAAAGAGAGTTTTAGAATGATTACCAGAAGTAATGCTTTCATCTATCACTAATGCGAAGTGAGGAAAGTCTTTAGGATTAATAGGTATAGGATAGAACGCATCAGGAGCACGATTAAACATTAGTCCTTGAGCAGTTCTTATACCTGCTAAGCCATTTGTTCTATCTCCATTAACTTCTATATGTGCTTTAACTAAGTCTCGCACCTCTTGACTCTGCAATTCTATTCTAGGTTCCATTCCTGGATTAGCTAGAGTAGGTCGCGTAGGTATTTCTTCTCCAGCCTCTTGTGCTTCTTTTGCTAACTTCTGCCAACGTATAAGAAACAATGGCTCTAATGCATCGCCAGCATCATTAAGACCATACTCACCTTCTATAGCACGAACTCTACTATTAAGAGTACTCCATTCTATAGCAGCTTTTTGATTATTACCTAGCTTATATAATAAAGGCTCTAGGGTATCTCTAGTTCTAGACTTAAACTTCTCTATAATTCTAGAGGTAATTTGACCGATATTCTCTGTACTTGCAGCTAAAGTGCCATAGTTAGAACTTGCAGCAGTAGCAAATCCAGCACCTGCACCAGAAGGAACAGCCCCAGAGAACATCTTACCGCTATTAATCTCTTCCAACTTGGAATAATCAGAGCCTAATACATTAGCAGAAGCTCGACTAGTACCCTCTTGATATAGCTTCTGCTGCTCCTTAATGATAGCCATATTCTCTATTACATGATTATTAATACCTCTGAAAGGCTTAGCATCATATGTGAGTTTAACGTGCTGAGGTACATTCCAGATATCAACTAAACCTTGCTTCTCCTTACGGGAACCTTGAGCTACAAGTTGTCTAGTATATTCATCTGCATGAGTCTGAAGAGCCAGCATATCCTGTAGAGCATAGGTGTTCACTGGGTCTCTTATTACTTCACCACTCAGTAGAGAGGATTTCACATTAACCATAGCGGCTATCTCATCTTGTACTAGAGGAGCTTTAGCAGTCTTAAGTAATGTGGCAGGTTCTCCTTTTATTGCAAGTAATCTATTAGCAATCTGTATTTTCCTGTTACCTAGGAATTCCTGTAAGCTAGAGCCTATAAACTCACCTTGCTTTTCATCTAAGCCTTTAAAGTGTACATGGATGAGATCTTCTTCTGCTACATCTAGCATCACCTTCTCCATGAGAGGTATATCATCCACATGCACCACTAATGGACTCTTAGCAGTAGGAGCAAAAGGTTCCAATTTCTGTGCCCAGATGTATCTAGCCTGAGTTTCAAATACATCTGCCTTAAAGATATTCCAAACTCCTGCCTTAGCTGTGCCCGCTGATTTACCTATATTAAATCTAAGATTAAATGGAAACTTTTTAACTCCTGCTTTAACTCCAGCCTTAGTAACTTTAATCTGCTGTCCTTTCTGTAGGGTATCTATAAGAGAAGTAATCACAGGTTTATCAGACATTACTCTACCTAAATCTTCTCCCCATATCTTAGCATAAGATACCATAATAGAAGACTCTGCAAACTCATCAAGTTCAGCAGCAGTAGCCTTTCCAGTAGCTACCTTTATTTGTAACTTCTCTGCTCTAGCTGCAAGCTTACTAGTAGCACCGAATTTAGTAGTTTCCATTAGACCTATGAATGCAGATTGCTGATCTTCTAGAGAAGCTACCTTAAATGCTTGGAATAAACTCTTAGCTACATCTTGATCACCACCTGAAAGCTCTCCTAGTTCTCTTCTTATTCTACCTTCTAGTGTAGCTCTCTTAGTATCAGCTGCATTCTTAAGAAACACCTGACGAGACGATTCTACATTAGTAGGTATAGGGGGGATATTATTAAGCTGTTCAAAATCTAATACTACTTTCTCATAAGATGTGGAGGCAGTAGCTGGCTCAGCAATAGCTTGCCAAGGTCTAGCTTCAATAGACGCCTTATCAGCAGCACTTTTAAGAGAGAATCTAATCTTAGTTGCATCTACTACTCCACCTATAAAACCAAAGACTCCGGCACCAAATGCAACATTAATAACAAAGTCTCCAAAGTCTTGATTTTCTAGTATAGGAGAATTAAAGAGAGTAGCAGTAACCGCAGTCTCAAATGCAAAGGCTTCTAGTGCATTCTGACCAAAGCCAGCTCCCACAGCTTTTAGTGCATTACGATTAAGTAAGCCAGCTGCTGAGGAATTTGTAGTCACTTCCAGTAATGCTTTATTAAGCGGTACAGACTTAAGCGGAGCCAGTAAACCTAATGCCTTACCTGTATTTTCTCCAAACTTACCTGCTTTAATTGCAGTACGCAGGCTCTTCTGTCCTGCATTAAGTATCTTAATTCCACCTATTCCAGGAATAAGAGAAGACACTAAGAAACCTACTAGATCTGAACCTTCCTGATGTTCTGCATAGAAAGAACCTAGATTAGAATCCAGTGAGGAGATTACTTCACCTGTATCACTTCTTTCAAAATCACCACCAAATAGATTACCTACATCAGCAGGTATATTATATATTTGATTAGCACCAGAAATTACAGAAGTAGCAATGAATTTAGGTATGCTCTCTATAGTATCAAATGTAGCTTCCACGAAAGTCTTATTACGATTAGCAATATTAAGTGTATCAGAAGCTACCATATAACTAGGTATAGAAGAATCAGTAAGGTCTTCGCCGCTCTCTATCCTAGCTAGAGCCTCTTCATAAGCTGTACGTGCCATATTATTTCCCTTTCTTATCTAAGTGAATAGAACTTTCAGGAGCACTGGATGCACTAAGTATCTTTATAATAGCTTCCTGTACTCTAGTTCTATCCATAAGATCTACAGTGAATGGAGTAGAGATAAGTACGTCTTCTTCCCCACTTAGTGATCTTATTACTTGGTCTGCTATAGCAATACTAGGGAAAGAAAGAACATTAGTTCCTCTTATCTTAAGTTGTTCTATAAGAGTAGCAGGTCTCTTAAGTTGTACATTATAAGTAGTTTGATTAGGTAAACCTACTCTACGGAATCCACCCTGTAAAGTATTATTATATAATGCAGCTGCATCAAATATAACATTTATACCAGTAGCACCTTGTTCAGGAGTTATAGTCTTAGCTACTATTGCACTAACAGCTGCATCCATAATAGTCTGAGGATTAGTCTCTTTCATTTGCATAGGCTTAAGAACTAACTGGTATAGCGAACTATTCTTTACACTTATCATCCCTTCTAGTACAGACATAGGAGGTGCATGATATGGATTAGAGGCGTCGCCAGTTTTAATGTCAGCTTGAAATACAGTTGTTAGTTCTTTAGCTGTCTGATTAAAATCAGATTCAAGAGTCTCTATATCCCTAGGAGGTGAAACTCTAGCTTTCTTATATTTAGCAGCCTGTAGCGTATTAATCTGATCGAGTATATTGATACCTCTAGTAGGAGTAACATTACCAGAAGGGGCTACTAGACCTAAAGATACTTTAGCTTCAAAAGGATTCTGCCCTAATACAGGGTCTGGAGAAGATCCTAACTCAAGTAGTCTATCATATTTAGCTCTAGCGGCACCTGTTCTATCAAGTCCGAATAATATAGTCTCTCTATCTTCTATACCTATACCCGCTAGAGACTGACCTGCTTGTACATTTTCTACTGCAGTATCTCTAATAGCTACTAGATCCTTGAATCTCGTCTGAGTGGTTAATAGATTCTGCTCTGCTTGTGCTTGCTGTACAGGAGATAACTTCTTACTTCTTTCTAGTGCAAGCTCTGCTGTCTCTAGTCTAACTTTAGCGGCAGGAAGTTCTACTTCAAACTTCTCTCTATTAAATTTCATTTGCTCTCTAGCAAAAGTAGCTCGCTCTCTTTTAAGTATTCTATCCTGCTCTTCACCTTCAAGGCGGAATATACTAAGCAGATTACTGAAAGATCTATTATCAGCTACCATCAAATTATTTAGAGCTGTAGCGTTAGAGTTAATATTCTTAAGTTCTGCTTCTGATCTTTTAATTGCACCTTCCGCTTCTATAGCTGCATAGTTAGCTTCTATGGTTCCTTCATTAATAGTTTTCTTAGTAAGAGAATTAACTCGTGCAAATGATTCAGTAGCAGCAGAGAGATTAGCTATTTGTCTCCTAGTTTGTTCTTGCTGGGCTTCGGCAGCTACAAGTTGTTGTCTAGTTAGATTAATATTAAATTGATTAATAACAGTGTCCAGTAGACCAATGCCTGTACCAAATCTATCTTCATCAGCTAATGCCTGTCTCTCATTAAGTATATCATCTACTCTCTTATTGTCCTCAGCTAGTTGTGCTATAAGCTGAACTTGCATATCAGTACCGCCACCTACTTCAAAAGCTTCGATAGTAGCATTCTGTGCTTGCAGGTCTGCGTTACTTATAGCTCTTGCTGTAACCTGCCTAGCAGAAGTAATATCGTCTATAGCAGAAGTAATAGCTTGTGTAGCTACTTGAGTTCGCTGTCTGCCTGCTTCAAGTTGTGCTATAGAAGAAACTATGCGAGTAGTAGAGGCAGCAAGAGCATCCTGCACAGCTTGAAGCTTAGAAGACTCAGCAGGAGTTTCAAGTTCAGCTATGCTGACAATATCAGTGTCAGTAGGAGTAGCAGTAACTGGCTTAATTGCTTTCTCTTTTTCTCTTGCTTTATCTAATATAGGATTATGTAGTGACATAATACTCTCCTATGATTCTTATAAAATTAAAACAGGCTAAAGTCACCGCCAACTTCTTTAGTAGTTCTCTTCTTTTGGAATTCAGTAAAGACATCTTCTTGTGCTCTGACTTCTCTAATACCAGTAAGTTTAGCTATCTCACCTACAAGGTTTGCAGCTAAGTCACCTGCTGCTTGTGCGGCTACAGAACTATCAAATATACCAGCAGTTTGTTCTCCTGCAAATATCTGCGCTAAGCCTTGAGGTCCACCTAGTACATCTTCTATAATCTTCTGTATAGCGACGTCATCAAGTATTAATTGCTCGGTTCTAAGACCTGTGCTTGCTTTTGTCTCTGTACCTCTTTCTCTTTCAGTCTTTCTTTTAGCACTTCCGCCGATATTCATAATATTCTCCTACCTAATTACCATAAAATAAACTAAGTTACTACCACTATCTCTCTTAACTTCTTTAAAGCCTATCTTCCTACACATATTAGCTATCTTACCTTCAGGGCAGGAAGTAATCAGTCCTGCTGCATCTGGAGCGTGCTCTTTAAAGAACCAATTCATTGCACTAAGAGTAAGTACTCTACTAGCTACTATACTATCTGCCGGACAAGCTACATGACATTCATATATACCAGCTTCTTTATGAGCTTCATGTACTATAAATAACATACTGTATTGCTTATATCGCAGTATGTAATAAGGGTGCTTAGAGTCTTGTATATATTTATATAGGTATGTTATTCCGTATATAGGTAGAGTAGCAAGTAATCTAGGTTCTGACAATATATTTAAACATTCGGTCATAGTTGCTATAGTTATTTTAGTATCTTTCATAAGTAAAGTATACTCCGTCTAGCTATCTAGTCAATGGGGAATCATCCCCAAGCTACCTGTAATTTAACTTTATCGTCTACTCCTATCCTAAAGGACTTTATTGGCTTACAGGAGAATCTATATCCTGCATCAATTAAAGCTCCTTCTATATCAATTAGTAGTACTTTGGAATCATCAGATTGAATGACTTCTACTACACCTGTAGTTTCATTAATAGCGGCACTAAAAACGAATTCTGCTTTATAAGTCCTTTCATCTAAATCCTCCCTAGTAGACTGTGCAGTAATCTCTATGTCTATAACGTCCATAACCAAACTAGTAAGTATGTCTCTAGTCTGTATATTTGCTGCGTCACTAGCTGTAGTAGCTGTAGTAGCTGCTTGTAATGTCATTGTAAATCCTCCAGCCAACTAGCTATAGTTTGCATATCTGCTGGCGCCCCGCTTGATACTTTAGATGCAATACTGAATATAGTTCCACCTAATGCAATAAATTCTCTTAGGTCTGACTCATTAAACTCAATAGTCTCAGATGAACCTGCAACTACAGTCCTGCCTCCTAACAAGCGACCCCCTGTAACACTAACTGCGTCTATTGCAAACTCCATAATTGAGTTATCTTTATCTACATAAGAAAAATCTAAATCTCCGCCAAATACAGGATTAGCTATAATTTCAAAAAACGCAGTTTTATTAGTCTGAGTTGAAAAACTTGCACTTGTGGGAATAACCGCAGCTCTATTAACTTTTCCTCCAAAATGAATTCTAGGTCTAAATGTAATAATATTAGTTAGTGTAGTTCCAACAGCTAATTGCTCGTTAGTTTCTGTTCTTGGTGGAGTGCTGCGTTTAATATTTCCTTCAAGAAAAGCGCCCGCCGCATTCCCAGATACAGTAATATTGCTGGTAGTACCTAAACTCTGAGCTAACCAACCTAAGCGGAATGTCTGATTAGTAACATTAGGTAATGTATTTTTATTAGCGCCTTTAAATTGGTGTACTAAAATCATTTCGCTTGTATCACTATCCATAACAAAGAAATTAACTGATCCGAAATTAGATCCAACCTGTATCCCATATACATTTCCTTTAGTAGGATCTAGCTTAGTATTAGTAGATGGAGTAGTCTCTGTTAATCTCTTATCTACATTCCAATCAACTTGCTCAATAAAATCTAATGTAGCAATTACTCCTGCGTGCTCTTGTACCCAAGCAGCTACAGCTGTAGCACTAGAAAAAGAAAAAGCTCCTTGAGGTCCAGCTAATAAAGATTGAGCTACAACTTGGTCGTCATTAGATGTGAAATTATAATTAACTACTTGCGCCTCTAAACTATTAGCTATTTCAAAAGCATTATGTTGTACAGTTCCTGCTGTTAATGATACGCTAAAAGGATTACCATCTATGTTAATAGTAGCAGTTTCAGCACCAGCAGCAGGAGCTGTTATAGTTAATTCTTGTTCTTCACTGACT